GTGTATCTACACTGGTAAGTACTAGGGCATTCGCTAAACTTAAACATTGGATAGTGATAGCCTATTGTACCATTAGGTCCACGGTAAATGCAAACCTTTTCTCCCTGTATTGTAGTTCTTTTTGCTAAACTACAAGTAACGTGTTCAGGGTTAGTTAGAAGCCCAGCTAATACTAAGGGCAATACAAAAATATTAATCATTAACTTACTCCTAATATTACTAAGTACAAGCCCCCACCTAGAACTGCAAAAATACCTAAAGACAAACCGCCTATAGCCATATTATTTTGTATCTGTCGTTTGGCTTCCATTGCTGCATACACAGTCTCTTCACGTTCTTTACGTATCTGTCTACGCATCTGTAACATATCATCATATGTAGAAGGGCCAAACCTCATGTTAAGCATGAACTTTATTTCTTTTTCTTTTTCAAGCAGTGTCTTCTTACGAACAACAAGGTCCATTGCTTCTTGTTCAATGTTGTCAGTACCGTGTGTCTGCTTGTCTAACCATGTAGGGTTCTTACGTTGTGACTCAGCCCTAGTAATGTCAGCTACTGCACCGTACCATGCCCCTAGTTGCTGTGATACATCTTGTATCTCTCTGCCAGCACCAACGAGCATCTTGACCCCCTTGAAAGCTGCGTTAGCTGCAGCAAATGCTGTTAGGGGATCAATCATTTGTTTATCTCTGTGCGACTATGGAGTGCATGGCATTCTTTATTGCTTCTACATTGGCATCAATACGTGCAATGGTTACGTCATTCTCATGTATGTCATCAGCTAGTCTTGCTGTACTAGCTTCTATGTCAGCTATCTCAGCCCTGTTGTACTGTATGTCAGACACCATGCCTGATACTGCCCAGACAACAGCAGCACCTTGAGCTAGTAATGCCCCTGCTATTGTTACTACTGTCCAGTTAATGTCCATTAAGTTACCTGAACCCAACTTGTTGTGTCTTCGTTCCATTCATAAATCTTGCCATTATCAGGACACGCAACAGGTGGCTCCCACAGGCAAGTTGTTTCGCTGAGGGTCCAACTGGAATACGGCTGTGGTGCATAAAAAGCATCACGGGTGCTATCGTATGTATAACCAGTACCAGCATAGTTTTTTCTCAAAGGAGTGTTGCCAAACGTATGCTGACTGCCGTGAGTATTGTATGACGTTTGAACCCAAGTACCCGCTTGAGTATCAATAAAGTCTTGTTCAGCAACAATGACTTGCGTAACAATTCCACTTTCTATTTTTGCATAATGTGCCATGTCGCCTCCTATTGATACAAATATCTAATGATTAAAAGGCCAGAACCACCAGCACCACCCGTTGCTGCAGAAGATTGATACCCGCCACCGCCACCGCCAGAGCCAGTATTCGTAGTCCCAGCACCACCAGTAGAGTTATTGTGAGTGCCATTGCCGCCACCCCCAGAACCACCCGATCCTGCACTGCCAATACTTACATAAGTACCGCCACCGCCACCACCTGCTCGTGTCACGGCAGACCCTGAATAGCTGTTTGACCTACCAGCACCGCCATTCCTTGTGCTACTTCCGTTTGAAACACTTTGGCCTACCGCAGAAGCCCCACCGCCGCCTGAACCAATGGAGGTTGTAACATTATTATTTGCCCCACCCGCAAAACCTTCAACAGGGTCATAACCACCTGCATTACCTGCGCCACCTGCTTGGTTGCCATTGCCAGAGCCGCCTGAACCACCGCCTGATCCGCCAGCATTACCTGATTTTTGTCCTCCCTGACCACCACCGCCAGCACCACCATAAGTTGCTGCAAAACTTGCGAATGATGTGCTATTGCCGGTTGATCCCAACTGAGAACCACCAGCACCACCAGCACCAATCGTAACTGTGTAGCTCTGTTCGGCAATCGTGTGGCCTGCAGATTCACGATAGCCACCAGCACCAGAGCCGCCACCAATTCCTCCGCCACCACCCCCTGCACCCGCAATTATCAGCAAGTCAGCAACTTCATCACTCCCTAAAGTGGTTACTTCAAACGTGCCAGAACTTGTAAATGTGTGTATTTTATAATTGCCATTAGTTGTTATTGTACCACCAGTTGCAACTGTTTTTACACCCCTATTTGGATAACTACCAAAGCCTAAAACTTGAAAACCAAAACTACTCATGCGTCATTAGCCAAGTCAGTAGTAAAGAATAACTTAATACCTACAAGCCGTGCATCACCCGCCATACCATCGCCAGATACATCTCTACCAATTCTAAAGAAACATAACTCATCATCGCCGGGAGAACCTGCAATAGTAACTGCACCACTTTCAGCAGATACATTTAGTTCTTCTACCGCACCTTGAGCATTGTCTGTGACCACTACTGCTGTGCCGTATGCAACATCAATGGTAGTGTTATTAGATATAGCAACAGCATCAACCATCCAATCAACATCAGATGTAGCTGCAATACCAGCCCAAAAGACTTGAAAGGTTACAGTACCTGCATTCCATGATACAGGAAATGCTACACTAAACTGTGCAAACTCATCACTGTCTTTATCAAAGTCTAATACAACTAAGTCTGGTCTACCTGATGTAGTCTCTACTGTAGTAAGTGCAGCACAACCATTAGAAGTAGTAGGTTGCATAGCACTGGCAGGAACCCATATGGTTTCTTTACCAGCTTGTTTAAGAGTACCAACACCGTCTAGTTTATTTAACTCTGCTGCAGTGCTTGTAACACCATCTAGGATATTAAGTTCTGCAGCAGTACTTGTAACAGCAGTACTACCCAAGATAAAATCACCGTCAGGAACTATAACGTCACCTGCAAACGTAGCACCTGTTGTGCCTGTAGCAATAGACATTACAGTAGCATCTGCGTCATTCTTAATAGTCACATCTGATGTTGAACCCTGACCAGTAAGCACTAGGCCATCAGCAGCAGCATACCCTACGGCTGCATCATCACCTGCTGCTGTGTCACCTGTAGGTAAGAACGTACCACCTGATGCAGTAACATCCCCTGTGAATGTCTGTGCTGATAATTCAAATGTATTAAACGATACAATCTCTACTGTGTCATCTGCTGCTGCCCCTGCAGCTAGTACTACGTCAGACCCATTGGTGGCAGTGTAGTCAGCCCTTGCTAGGTGTACACCGTTAAGATACACAGATACAAAGTTAGGAGTGTAACCCCCTGTAGTGAATGTAGTTTGATTTGATGTGGCTGTGTAAACGTCCCTAGTTTCTGTTGCTTGGGGTACGGGTACTGAGCCTATATAACCTGCCATTGTTTTTCCTTATGAATTAACTATACCAAACATAGTGATCTCGCCACTTTCAATATTGCCTGATGCAAACAAAAATTGAATAGCATTTTGTGTTGCTGTTGAAAGGTGGTAGCTTGCACCAGTTCCGGGTGTTGCAGCACCATCATTTCTCTGGCACATACTCATTTGCCTAGAAAATGTATATGCAGCTACATGCGGAGAGTATAATTCAAACCCACCTCCCACACCGTATTCATTCGTGTCACCACCTACATTTTCATTTGTAGCTAGAAGACCTGTTGTGTCAGAACCGCCATAATGATAATTACCATTTGTAGCATCGTAAGCACCACCACCATTAGCACTTAATCTAGCTACCAGAGCACCACCGCCACCATCTGTAACTGGTATTAAGTGTTGAAAATAAAATTTATAGTGGTCATACTTACTTGCATCAAAACCTGTAAAAGCTACAGTAGCTGTACCATCAGAAATAGCACCAGAGGAAGCAATAAACTCCATACCTCCACCAATCTTAGTACCCATATAAGTAGCCAACCTAGTCATTGTAGCTTTGCGGTTTGTACCACCAGCCCCATCATCAACGATCATTAAGTCAGCATCAACTAATGCAGCCCCAATGTCTGTACCACCATCAATGTCTAGGTCAGCTAAGTTAATAGAACCATCAGGAACAACAAGACCACCACCAGTAATAACACCAGTTACACCTAGTGTCCCTGCCATTGTGACATTGACTGTGCCTGTAGGTATTTCAATTACATCTGCGTCAGCATCATTCTTAATGGTTACGTCATTAGTGCTACCCTGCCCTGTAAGGATTAGACCTTCAGCAGCAGTAAAGCCCATTGCAGCATTATCACCTGCAGCAGTGTCACCTGTAGGCTCCATTGTAGCACCTGCAATAGTGCCACTAAATCCACCACCTACAATATTAGCTGTATCTCTTGCTTTAGTCATGTTCTATCCTTTAGCTAGGCTTAGTAGGCCACGTAATACTGTTAGGGAATCCACCCTGTGCTGGTACATTTCGTAGTGCTGTACGGTAAGTCTTCCAGTTGTCTGCAAGTGTTACGTCACTATTAGCCATCCAATCTGTAGCAGCTAGTAGTGCATCACGTTCCTCACGGACCTGTACACCA